TGCTCATATCTATCACCAACGCAAAAGGACGAGCCATGCCCGTCCCTGTGCGTGTATCATCTTGTTAATTAAAGGAGATATGAAACTAAAAAGACTTTAGTGTGCCCGCTGCCGGATTCGCACCGGCAATCCTTATGTGCGGGCATGATGCAGAGGTTATATGTCTCTGCGGTTCTTTACAGCCTAATCATAAATTTAAATGTTTGTGTCTTTCAATGCCCTGTCTACTATCTCGAGTGCACGTCTGTGTGCTGCGTGGATCCCGTGCCATGAGTAGTGCAGTTCCACACATATCTCTTCCCACTTCCGGAGCTTGACATATCTCTGCACGAGCACATCGCCCTCGATGCCGTCGATGTCGTAGATCAGATTGAATACTGTCTGCCTTGCATGGAGCGCATCTATCTCTGCCGTCTTCCACGCCGCTGCCTTGTCCGCGAGCCTGAGTGCCTTGTCTTCGGTTGGCTTGGATATCCCGGAGCCGTGCGGCATCCCGTCGTTGTCGCTCGTCGACCTGATCGCATCGATGAGGAGCAGCTCCTCTTCATACTCTTCCCTGAGTCTCTTGGCTCTCCGGTCAGCATATTCATATTGTTTCAAGAATTCTTTTGCTGTCATTACTCTCCTTAAAGTGTGACAGAGGACGGACGATTGAGGTATGAATCAATTCAGAATACAGGGGAAAATGCTTGTGTCCGTCCCCTGTCCTATATCACGCAGGGCTATTTTTACGCCGAATGGAATAATAGAGTCACATAATTAAGGGATAACTGTTGTGCCCTGCGGGATAAGCTAATTATTTCCACGAGCAATCCGTCTGCGGAGTATCGGCTGTTGGAATACGCAGAATCTCGCCAAGGGCCTTGCTATAGTTAGGACTATCCAACACATATTGAAGTGCATTTATCGCACTCGCTCGTTCAATTAAGTCTGCCATCACTCGCTCCTTTCGTTCTGCGGAGTATCGGCTTCGACCTTTAACTGTCGTGCCATTGATTCTGCCATTGACGCATAGTATTCATCTCTCTCGGCATCTGCTTTTTCAATAAAGTGCCTATCGAGATAACAGCCTACTATTGTCCCCTCTTTGTCCTCATACTGAAATGGACTATCCCATCCATCTCCGAATATCGCACATGATTCGCCCCTATCACTTTCGTTACTCCAATAGTGATATAGTGGGCATCTGCAACATTTCATTACTCGCTCCTTTCCGTCTGCTCTTCCCAATGATGACAATCGAGAGGGTCACCATATGGATGCATATACTCCGATGAACCATAAATGCAATTCGTGAAGTCATCCATTTCTGCTGAATACAGATAAGGTCTTTTTAACGGATTGTATCTATCCCACTTGTTCACATAATCCTCGGAGAATAGTTCCTTTGCTCTGTCATCCATCCTTATGCGGACGAACATCGCTCCATCCTCTCGGATAGTCCAATAATCAACAACATCATTGATGTGGTTGATCAGATTGAAATTGTTCTCATCGTCCTCAAGCATCTCTTGTTTAGTACCCTTTGTCAGAAGAATGTTCTCGTCATAATCATTCATCTGATAAATCCAAAACACTTGCGGATATTGGCACGATGTCAAAAGGTTATGCAATGTACATTCTGTCATTCGCTACTCCTTTCCTCTCGCCACTCGCACTCGCTTCTGAACCGCTTGCGTATCTTTCCGTTCCTCTTGGAGCAGAACACCGCACCCGTAGCCTTGCCCGTAAAGTCGTACAAACGATGTGACCACTTGCACTTATGGCAATCTATGTACCCTTTAGGCATCGCTACTCCTTTCCGTCAACACAAAATCATCGACAAAATCCACTATGTTCTGCATCTTCTCTATCGCTGTTTCGGGGTCTTTCTCGATGTAATCCTTAAACTGTCTGAAACAAGATATGAATCCATCAGCAAATCCTTTCATTCCATCATAAGTTCTTCTTTCAAACATCACTCGCCCTCTCTTTCTCCACGCTCACAGTATCCGAATGAGTCTGTGCTTCTGCCCCACTCGGTACACCACAGATAGTGCGTGGTCTTTCCGTCTATGTGCGACTTTCGGCAATTCTCGCACCTCACGATGTCGATGCTCGGTGCGTTGAATATCTCTGCCATACTGTTGCTTAATTCATCGCATCTTGCCTTGTGCGATAGTGGCATTTCTTTAAAACCGCCCCATGCTTTAACAAAGAAATCGTGGTGTTGTTTTAGTTTTTCCATCAGCGCATCTGCATCTATGTATCTACTCATCCTTGCTCTCCTTCCATCTCCGATACATCTCTTCGGCTCTCTCGTCTGCATCACTCGCCATGACCATTAGGCTGTAGCAGATGAGAAGCAGTATGCAGATGACCATCGCCAGAACAAATACAATCCACTTCATTCATCCACCTCCACGCACACGTATCTGCTCCTCTTCAGCTTGCCGCACTTGACATGAGAGATAGCGCTCCTGACTGTGTTCTTGGTGACTCCGCACATCGCCGCGAGCTCCTCAGCCGAGTCGGCTATCGCATATGGCAGCTCGTAGTACCGCAGGTCGACCGCCATGTAAATCTTCTCGCCTCTCACAGCTCTGTCCTCACCTTTCCCGCCAGCCTCAGCGATGCAGCCATCTGCCTCTCTGCGTACCCGATCGCCACGATGGTGTCCGGCTTCGGCACGCGCTTGGTCTGCTCTTCCTTCCTCTGACGCGACTTGATAGCATTCTTCCGCTTAATAGCGAAGTACTTGTCAGGGTTCTCGACACGCCACTTCTTCATGCGCATCTTCTTCCCCTCTTCCTTGCATTTCGGATCCGTGCATAAGCGCTGGTTCCAATTCGTTGGATGGAACACCTTGCCGCAGATGTCACAGGTTCGCTCCTCGTTCTCTCCTCTTGAATACATTTACTTGTTCCTCTTGTTGTTCGATATCCATATCTTCCGAAGCTTCGCGCCCCGATACATATCGCTCATCGTGGCTTCTCGCTGACTCGCCTGGTAGCAGTCCCAGCACAGCCAGAGCGTCCGTCTCCCGGTGTAATAGGAGCGCATCCACTTCTCTTCTTGTTCTTCTCCGCAGATGTCACACTGCCTTAACACGGCTACAGCCTCCACTCCTTGAACATTTCTATCCAATCATCGAACGGCTGGATGACTACCCATTCGGATCCATTGCACTTGTGCATGACGATAGGCATCTCATCCTTTCCCGCATCGCGTTTCGACTGAGCGAGTGCATCCCACATCCTGAGGCGCTCCGTGAACTTGACCTCGATGTGAAGTCCTTCCGGGCCCACCACATCAGGGCTGTCGGGTCCTCCGCTGTACTGGACACCTCGCCTGGCATCGAAGCCGTGCTCTCTGAACTTCGCGGCAGCCATGCGTTCACCACGCTTGCCTTTATCTTTGCTGTTCATTTATCCTCCTCAAAACGGTATATCTTCATCGAGATCCTTAAACTCAACAGCTGCAATCAACGGGTCATTCAGCTTGATCTCGCTATCACTAATACGTTTTGACTTGCCCTCGTAAAACATCTCGAATTTGCCTTTACGCCCATCACGCCTGCCTTTAGTCAGCTCAAGCATCCGCCTGTTGGCGTCAGCTTCTTTTTTGCTTGGCACATCGTAACGCAGAATAATGTCGGCAAAATTTGTGATATTACTTGAGCCTAAAACATCATCATTCTCGAAGCCTTTACTGTCTTTAGCTGCCTTTTTCGGATGTGCTATGAGCAGGATCACGACCCCGAACCTTGACGCAAGCCTCTTCAGCTTTTTCACAAATATCGCTTGCTGTCTGTAAATATCGAATGAGAGATTATCATCCATAGCAGTCATAAGATTGTCTATGACGATAAATCTGCATCCGTATTGCACAATCGCTTTCCGCACCTTGCCGAGCAGATCCCGTTCAACGCCATCGTCTTCCGTGTTGATAATTGCGTCTGTATCGTAGATGTAAATCATCCCGTCATACCATGCGGCTATATCATCGAGATACATTGCATTGATATGCGTCTTTTCATAACCGCTTGCCAGCTGTTCAACATTGATGCAGTCCGGCCCAGCGATTTGTCGCTCTATCCACTCTTTTACAGCTGCATTTTTCATTTCGCCCGAGTAAATGAAGCATTTCGTCCTCGCTTTGACCGCGTTTACTACAAGTTGTGAAGCGAATGTAGACTTGCCTCGACCACGTTCTCCGGTCAATATCGCAAGCTGTCCCGGGTAAAAGCCACCCGTCAAATTATCGAGTCTATTGATGCCCGTCTGGAATACGGGCTCGTTGTCCAATTCGTTTGGAATTATGTCTTTCAGCTCTTTGATGAAATCGTCCGGCACCGAAGTTGCTGCATCTACTGCTGCACGGACTGCCTCAGGCCCTTCCGCACGGAGCAGATCGTTCGCGTCTTTGTATCCGTGATACGCTTCAGGAGGCACGAACTTTACAGTGCCGTGAAAGCGTTTGCTCATTTCATCAAGCAGCGTTATGGTTTCGCCTTCTCTGTCTCCGAACACTATCAGCTCATCAAACTTTGCGAGAAAGTCCCAGCAGTATGGTACCCAAGTAAACCCATTCTTGCCGGTTGGAACACTGACCGCATTTTCGATGCCCGCCTCTGCGAGTGAAAGCGAGTCAATCTGTCCTTCAGTCATCACGAGCGTGCCACCCTCAGAACAGTGATTCATGCCAAATAGGATCGGCTTTGTATCAGCCTCACACCACTCCTTTGCGCCTTGCGTGACTCCGTTAATATAATCTTTGTTGCGGTACTTTATGAATGTCAGAGCGCCGTCCTCGCTTCTGAACGGAAACGCGATGACGTTATCCTGCCCGGACTTTGTGGTTATTTCATACCGCTTCGCGATATCTTCTGAGATCCCGCGACTTTTCATGAACTCGATTGCAGCATCTTTTGACTCGATCTCCTTCATCGGCTCTTTAAATGTCTTGAACCGTCTCCACTCGGTTCCGGTGCCCTCATATTCATCCGCGTCCCGTCCCAAACTGAAGCCAAAGTCCTTAGCGAGCGTGATCATGTTTCCTTTTACGCTGCATGAAGCGCGTTTGCAGTTGAATGTGCCCGTTTTAGTATTGATAGCGAAAGTCCATTTGTCATGTTGGCTGTGACAGTAAGGGCACTCTCTCAGCTCTAACTCGTCTCCGCGTTGACGGGCATCTTTATATGAGAGGTTGATGGCAACTCTGAATTTGTCAAGATCCTCCGTTTTGAACTCGTACAAGCCCATTCCACTCTTCCTCCGTCATGCCCTCATCATCGGGGTCGTTTTCCTCGTCCCCGAAGGGGTCTGTTCTTTCTTTCTTTATATAAATAGTAGGAAACTCGCCTTCCGTCACATTGTCCGTCACACCATGTTGGTATAAGTCCCAATTTTTCAAGGTTATCAGCGTCCCATAAGGAGTCACACTTGCGTCACAATCCATTTGTGCCAAAAATCGCCTTACGCTTTCCTTATGCCAGCCCCATCTGTCGGCAAGTCCCTGATAAGTTATCCAAAGCTGACCGGCCTTTGCTTTGCGTTTAAATCTACCGACCCGGTCATAGCCATTCTTCCAGTGCACAGTAAGGAGCAAGTCTATCCACGCCTGCCCCTTACTGAACGGCTTTTCTTTCCAGAACGGCTGATCAAGCAAACTCCGGTTAACCTTGATCCAGTTGCCGTCCTTGCTCACTAGAACGGTATATCAATCTCTGCCTGAGCAAACGAGTCGGCACTGGAGGCGGCTGTCTGAATAGGGCTGAATCCCGGGAGTTTCTTATCCTTAGGCAGTTTGTACTCGCCCTTGCGGATCGTATCTGCGGAACGTACCTGCGCGAGGTTAGGCGCCTCACCGACAGTGCCGGAGGACGTTTCATACTCTCTATAATTGAAGAGTGCTCCGATCAGCTTGCCTGTGAACTTCTGCTCATCCCAGTCGAACTTGTAGCCCTCGTTGGACTTTTCGAGCGATGTGGTGAATGTCTTGAACTTGCGCTTATCCCATTCGTCGTGTTCAGATCCGTCATCCTTCGGCACGTTCAGCCAGTAGCGGCAAGGCCAGATCTTGTTGTCGCCAGTCTGTCTGCTGAAACTCTGCTGGAAATAAGCTGCATAATCGCCTTCTGCTATATCCATAGCGAGTACGATTACCTGACTCCCGTCAGAGCGCTCCTCGACCTTCGCGCCCATGATGACACATACATATCCGCCTCTCGGCAGCATCTGAAAATCGCCGTACTCTTTTGTTTTGTCTATATCGAATTTCTTGATCATTTATTTACCTCCTACTCGAATCTTGCTGATCGCGCTCTCCTGTATGCGTCAATCGTAAGACTTTCCTCTACGTGGTCATCATAGTTATGATTCCCGTCATCTATATGGAGCCCTCCGCGAGAGTCCATGCACGGAACTGCGGGAAACCAATCTCCGTCAATGAGATATAAGTTGAAAAAGTAGCTCTCCGCGTAGCTTGTGTCTACCACCCACCACCAATAATTCTCCGGTTCGGGAATGTTCCCCACGATGAGTATTGGTATCGATGCGGCGTTTCTGTATTCGCATCTGCTGCCAAGCGGACAGCTATCGCATTCGTACCAGCTACTGCCTTCTCGGGGGCAGTATCTTCCGGCGAAGGTTTCGATTTTTCTCAAATCGCTCTTGTTTAAGACTCCTTTCACCTCAACATATAAATCGCCCTCAACTCTGCCTTTAACGTTATGAATGAGGAAGTCGGGCAGATAACGCTGTTCTCCGGGGAGGTTGTAGCCCTCCGGCTCATATTCCCATTCCGCTCCAATAGCATCGAAGAAAACTGCCCATCTGGCCTCAAGCCTTGATCTAAATCTGTAGCCTTTATATTCCGTCTCTATTGGTCTGATTTCTGTCAACATCTTCCACCCCCCTACTTGTACGGGATCTCCATGCCGTAGTATTCGCGGATGGTCTTGTCGACGGCCTTGAGGTCATTAGTCACCTGAGGCTCATCGAACATCCCGATCGGGGACTTTACGCAGTCGTTGCCGGCAGTTCTTGTGATGAACACATACTCGCCGTTAACACAGGCTGACTTGAGCACCGTAGTGAACAGCCCCTCTATGACGATCTTCTCGTCGAGCAGTTTGCCGATCGTTTTCGGCTTCTCATAACCATCCGAGTCGAGCTCATAGTGCATCATGATATAGACGGTCGTATCGTCCGGCAGATTGTCGCAAGCCTGAAGCATCTGGTAGAAGTTCTGAGCAAGCTGAGTGAATTTCTCATAGCCTTTCTCGCCGCTTCTGTTCATGAACTCATCGGACATCAGGTAATTCGCATCATCTATGACGAGAACCTTTGCGTCAGCTTTCCTGATTGCTGCCATTACGTCAGGATACTTGTTGAATGTCTTCTCGTTTACTCTCGGTGCGAATGTCGGAAGATCGGATCTGAACGGCAGCTCCTTGCCCTGTACGGACACGATTCCGACCTCGCCCTTCTTGAAGTTCCTCAGGCTTGCGGACTTGCCGCTTCCTGATCTGCCAATGACCAATATCTTTTTACCCATTTTTACCTCCTTGTAATTTCAGCTCCGGAGGTGTACTCTTTAATTGCGTGGAGAGGTGCACCTTCGGGTGTGCTTTTCTT